ATTCGAGCATGCTTCGACAGTTGTTCCGACGCCGGAGTATGGAAAGACGACTCGAGAGTAATCAAAGTCACAGCCCAAAAGGAATACACCGAGTTCTCCCCGGGCGTATGGGTTTACATCCGAACACTCGACGAATACCCAATCAGCAAGCTAGGAAAGGAAACTACCCCTGATGTCACACACGAAAACATACCGAGCAGTACGAGCACTAACTAGGTTTACGCTCATGTTCACAATCATGACGGCCCTCGTATTCGCAGCATCACTAATCAGCAACGCGATTGACGCCCTCGTCTAATGACCAAAGAACAAGCCGTAATCATCACGAACCTGACACGACTGGGTGCACTCACAGTCAACGATCGTGCAGTAGGCGGGGGACACTTCTGGCTACACACACCACAAGGCGCACTCGACATAATCCCAGAAGACCTGACGGAGGAACACCAATGATGAAGTCATACCAGGACGCATACAACGAGTACCTGAAGAAGCGCGTAAGCGAAGGACTCGACCTACACCCCGACGGGTGCATCGCATTCGTAGCCGGTTACAAGGCCGCGCGTGAAGCAATCATCAACTCATTCGCAGACAACACATGCGAACACTGTGATCACGAAGGCTGCCAAAACAACGTCGAAGCAATCGCCCTCATCGAGGGAGAGAGCAAGGAAGGAGAGAGCAAGTGAACAACGAACAACTACTCACCCAGGCGGAACAATACTGTTCATACTCGGCAATACACGCCGAAACACCAGAGCTCGCAGCGTTCTACAACGAACTACGAAGCCTGTTCCTACAAGCCTTGAACGACTTCCGTCACGGAAAGAACAACCCGTACCGGAGCGCGTTGATCAGCGCAGCAACATACCTACACGCAGACATCACAAGCAACCCAGACCCACAACTACCGGCAGACCTCGAGCCAGACAGTGAGTGAACACTCCTCAAGCGGAAGAGCATGGCGCGACATACGCTTACGCATACTCGAACGCGACTCCTACATTTGCGGATACTGCGGGGCCGAAGCCACACAAGTAGATCACATCATCGCCCGAGCCAACGGTGGGACAGACGACCCGAGCAACCTAGTCGCCGCCTGTCAACCATGCAACAACCGCAAGTCCGACAAACATTTACAACGAGTCCCCTTCTACCGCAAAGAATGGATAGACCTAATACCCTAACAAACCACTACATCTAGTGCCTCGACCTCGAGAAACTACTAGGTATAGTGTTTTTTTGTACACACGCGGACACCCCGCCCCCTCCTCTTTCTTGCAAAAAAGGGCCCGAAACATTTGGGATTCGAAAGGAAACGAAGTTATATGTCGCTCTCAAGCTCGACGCAGTTGTTCCTAGATTCATACGGGCCTTGGTCTGATGAAGAAGCCCCCTACATCGCTCTCTGCACTGCCTTGGCTGCACAGTTTGACCTCGAGGGAACCGCCACTCTCGCCGGACAGTGGAGGCTCGCGTTCAACGATCTACGCAAACTGCACTTCAACGAGGGCGACGCCCCCGACGAACTGGCGAAACTACTCCGCCGAGATTCATGACGTTCAAGCCCGCTAGGTTTACGCCCGCTCTCTCCGAAGACTTCCCAAGTGCTGCGGACTGGGTGCTTCCCATTTTGCAGGTCGCATGGAAGACCGCCGACAACCCAGACTTCGCTCTCGAGGACTGGCAAGTAGAACTCCTACGGAGGACGCTCGAGGAATACCCTGAGGGACACCCGAGGGCAGGGGAGCTTCGATACCGTCAGGTCGTAATCTCTATGGGCCGTCAGAACGGTAAGTCAACAATCGCCGCAGCGTACGGACTCTGGGGATTGTTGCGCGCACCTGGGCAACTCGTAATCGGTATTGCGTCAAGTGCAGACCAGGCGCGAATTGTTTACGACAGAACCATGCATGTTATACGCTCTAACAAAAGCCTCGCCGCTCTCTTTGACAGGTTGACGGATACTCGAGGCATCAAATCAAAAGACGGAGGCAAATATGAAATCAAAGCGTCACAGTCACTTGGTGCACTTCAAGGCTTATCAGTTTCCCTCGGGATATGCGACGAGCTCCACATCTTACGAAGCTCGGCTTGGTTTGATCTCGTCAACGGTACGGGTGGACGCAGTAACGGCCTCGTCATCGGGATTACGACGGCGGGTGATGATCACTCTGAACTTCTCAAGACCCTTTACGCGAATGGGGAGAAGGCACTGGCGGGCGATGAAGATTTCGAGCGTTTCGGTTTCTTTGTTTGGGAAGCTCCCGAAGCTGTCGTTCCGCAGTCAAACTCTGAACTTGCAGACTCCCTCCGCGCCGCTAATCCAAGTATCGCGTCGGGCCGTATAGATCTAGAAAATGTCTTAGGCGACATAAAGGCCATGCCGGAGCCTGACGTAATCCGGTACAGGTTGAACAGGTTCGTGCAGTCCACTAACTCGTTCATTACCGCTTCTGCCTGGGCGAAGTGTGAACGCCCGTTCGGTTCACAGTTCCCGAAGGACGGCCGTGTCGTGTTCGCAGTCGACCGAACCCCTGACTGGGCTTTCGCAACGATTACGGTCGCGTATAAGGACCCCGAGGACATTACGCACACTGAGGTCGTGGCTTCGCTTGTCAAGCCGAATCTTTCACAGCTCGTAAACACTGTTCAGTTATTGACTAAACACTCTCCCGCAGCCGTCATAGTCGACGGGTATGCGTTACGCGATCTAGGCAAAGAATTGCAACGCCGAGGAGTCCCCACAGTCATTACAACTATGGGCGACGTGTTGAACGCTTCGAGCTTGTTCTACGCGAAGATTATGCAGCAAAAGATAAGTCACGCCGGAGACCCGCTACTCTCCGTTCAGCTCCCCAGGACTGTCCGAAAAAACGTCGGGGAACAGTTCCGAATCTCGAGACAAGACTCGTCCGTAGAGATTGACGCAGTGATCGCGACGATGCTCGCAGTCTGGGGCAGTGAGACACGTTTAGAAACTTCTCTCCAAGTCTTCTAATCGTTACCATTTCGTGATAATGTTTGCTCAATGGGAATCCTTGACCTATTCAGGGGAGGCTCATTTCGCGCGCCGAAAACTCGCGCCATGTCCTCGGGTGTAACCCCTCCGTCACGTATGGACGCCTCAACACGCGCCGCGTCGGTAAAGGACGCACTCACCCTGTCAATGGTTTACCGCGCGATCAACATTCACGCAGTATCAGCTAAGCAGCTGTCGTTGCACACGTACCGCGATGACGTAGAAGTAACTTCTCCCCTCTGGGTTAGACAACCGGACTCACGCCTCTCACGCTCGGCCTTCATCGAGCAGACCGTAGTGTCAATGGCAACAAGCGGTAACGCCTACTGGGAGATTTTCCGCGACAATCAAGACCGCATCGTAAACCTGCGCGTTCTCAACGCCCTGAATGTGCTCGTCGACGAAACAACCGACGGACGGGTCACGGGATACCGTTATCTCGACCGTTATCTGCGACTCGACCAGGTGAAGCACCTAACGCTGTTGCGCGTCCCGGGTACGAACATCGGTTTGGGCCCCATTCAGGCCGCAGCACACGAACTAGCCGGTGTAATGGATACGCGGAACTATGCGGCGAACTTCTTCAACGACTCAGGTATCCCTTCGGGTGTTCTCAAGTCTGATCAAGTGCTCTCACCAGATCAGGCCGAAGCAGCTAAGGACGCATGGAACAAAACCGCCGGGGCACGTCACGGAACCGCAGTTCTCGGCTCAGGGCTCACCTATCAGCCCGTATTACTCTCCCCGCAGGACGTACAGTTCCTCGAGACTCGTCAATTCAACGTAACCGAAGTTGCACGACTGTTCGGAGTGCCGGCCTCACTCATGCTCACCGGCGCACAAGCAACGACCCTGACATACCAGAACATCGAGCAAGAACACATCGCGTACGTTCGATTCTCCCTCATGTCGTACCTGGTCGAAATTGAAGACGCTTTCACGTCGCTCCTCCCGGGCCGTCAATACGTCAAGTTCAACATCGACGCCCTACTTCGTGCCGACACCCTCACCCGGTACACCGCACACAAAATTGCCATAGACGCAGGTTTCATGACGCAGCAAGAAGTACGCATCGTCGAAAACCTTGCCCCAGACCCACAAGAAGGAGTGCTCAATGTCTGAGCTCCAAACCCGAGAGTTCGCTATCCGAGAAGTTGATACGGAAGCGCGTGAAGTTTCCGGAATTGCAGTTCCCTACGATCAGGTAAGCAACGGCGAAATGTTCGCCCGCGAGTCTGTTCAGCCCGCCGAAAACGTCATGTTGTTCTGGCGACACGAGGAACCAATCGGCCGAATTATCGAACACAACCACACCCCCGAGGGTTGGGAGATTCGCGCCAAGATTTCAGACACCCCACGAGGCAACGAGGCTTACACGCTCGTCCGCGACGGGGTCATCGACAAGTTTTCTGTCGGGTTCTATCCGACGGATTCCTTCATTCAGAAGGACGGCACTGTAGTCGTAACATCGGCAGACGTACGCGAGGTATCTCTCGTACCGATTCCCTGGTATGACGGGGCCACACTCACCGAGGTTCGCGAAAGCGCACCCCTACAACAGGAAGAAGAAGAAATGTCGGAAATCGACGTTCAGGCTTCGCAGGATCTCGCCGAGGTTCGTGAAGCTGTAGAAATGCTTCAGCGCGAGGTCGCTCTCGTTAGCGTTCGCGAGCCAGAAGCCCCCGCAGTTGACAAGCGTTCAGCCGGTGAAATCGTCAAGGCAATTGCCACTGGCGACGACACTGCAATTCGTGCTTACACGGGTGCAACGACCGCTGACTCAGTTGTCCTCGACGCATGGGTAGGAGACCTTACCCGCATCGTTGAAGCAGCCGCCCCAATGCTCGCACTGTTCTCGCGCGGAGCTCTTCCCGCAACCGGTCTGAACATCGAGTACGCACAGCTCAAGACCACTGTCGGAAACATTGACATTCAGGCAGCCCAGGGCGATGACCTTGACTACCTCGAGGTTCAGATTGAGACCGAGACCGCACAGGTGAAGACCTACGGCGGATACTCGCAGCTCACCCGTCAGGCTATCGAGCGTTCGAGCATCAACTACCTTGACCACGTTCTCCGCTACCAGGCTGTACAGGCCGGTAAGGCACTCAACGGCGCACTGCGCAGCGAGTACCAGACGGAGCACGCTGCACAGATCGTTGCAACGAACATTGTTACCCTCATGGGCAACACGTACGGCGACTGGCTCGAGATCATGGTTGAAGCTGCCGACAAGTTCGACACGCTCGGCCTCCCAATGTCTGCACTCGTCCTCGACAAGGCAACGTTCATTGACCTCGCCAAGGTTCAGGGCTCCGACGGACGCCCCGTTCTTCTCGTCGACGGTGCAGGTGTCAACAACATCGGAACGCTCAACCCAATCGGTCTGACCGGTTCGCTCGCAGGTCTGCGCGTTGTTTGCGACACTGGCCTTGACGCCGGAGAGTCCGCATTCGTAAACGACACGGCCCTGCGTCTGTACGCATCGTCTGTTGCACGTTTGCAGGACGAGAACGTCATCAACCTGTCGAAGGACTTCTCGGTCTACATGTACGCGGCTATCGCTCACGAAACGCCCGCCGCAATCGTCCCGATCGTTGTCGACTAAGGACTAACCCCTCATGACTTGGACTGACCTCAAGAACTACGTAGGCGCACCCGATACGGACGACGCCTTCGTTGAGACGTGCTTCGATGATGCGTCAAGCATGGTTAGCGTATTTGTTGGACAAGCCTTCGTGCCTGTCAACGTACGCGATCGTGCAATTCTTGAGGTCGGTTCCGAGTTGTATCACCGACGTTCAGCCCCTAACGGTGTAGCGCAGTTCTCTACGTTCGACGGGTCACCTATTCGTATTGCGCGCGACCCTATGGTAGGTGCGTATCCACTCTTGACCCGATATGTGGGTCTGGGGGTAGCGTGAGCGTCCTAGCGACCACACAGGGAGCCGTAGCAGACCTTCTGGGCGATGCTTTGGCCTGTAAAGCGTATGACTACGTTCCGGAGCGTCTAATCGCCCCTAGCGTCGTTGTCGTGCCTTCGAGCCCTTGGGTTGTTTCAGGTAACACCTTCGGAAAGTTTCTTGTCGCATTCGTCGCCGACGTTGTAGTTCAAACCGCAGCGAACGTTACGCAAACAAAAGACCTGACCGATCGTGTAGAAGAAGCAATCGTCGCCCTGGTCAATGAAGGCTACGAGGTTGTCGAAATCGGGCAACCAACGGCCCTCGAGTCAAACGGGCAACAATACATGTCCGCAACTATTCAACTTCAAACACAAGTAACCCTCTAAGGAAACAATCATGAGTGCAAGAATCAAAGGCACTGGGCTCGTCCTCGAAATCGACGGTGTGGACTACTACGCAGACTGCGTAAGTGCTGTACTCGAGAACGAAGAAGCAGCCGCAGCCGTTACAACCTTCGCAGACGCCGCAGCAGGTGGGGCACGTCAGTTCTACTTCGCTATCGAAGCAATTCAGTCCCCGGACTCCGCTTCGCTCTGGTCGAAAATTTGGGACAACACGGGCGACATTGTTAACTACACGTTCGCACCAACCGGCAACGACACCCCTGCCACGAACAACCCAGTGTTCACGGGAACAGTCAAGATTCCGGTAAAGCCCGCAATCGGTGGGACCGCATCGGCGACGGGTGAATACACGTTCACCACTCGTTTTGACTGCCAACAGGAACCCACAATCGACCGCACCCCGTAATGCCAATTCCGGAGCTCGTATACAGTGACCCGAATGTCAAAGTTTATGTTCGTGGCATTCGGGAAACTGTGCGCGCTTTAGAAACCGCAGGAGTGCAAGCTCAAGACCTGAAGAACATTTTCGAACGGGCCGGCGCAGTTGTAGAACGTGCTGCAAAGGTTCCGCAGCGAACGGGAAAGCTCGAACGGTCTGTACGGATCACTAAGACCAAAAACCGCGCAGCTATTCGTGCAGGTGGTAAGCGGGTGCCTTACGCAGTCGCAAACCATTTCGGACGCAGCTACCCGACAACCGGAAACCGTGTTGAAGGAACTTTCTTCTTCAAAGACGCAGTTCAGTCGAAGCGCGGGCAAGTCCTAAACATTATTGTCAGCGGACTTGAGAAACTATTCAAGAAGTACGACCTCGGCAACCCGCCGATAAGGGTCACCAGTTTCAGAACAAAATAGGGAGCAAACATGGATATTCAGACACTCACCCTGGGCGAAGTTTCAAAGATTGAAGAGATCTCCGGACTGCCTTTGTCAGCTATGGCGGACGAGGACAAACCCAAGGGGAAGCAAATGGCGGCAATCGCGTTCATTCTCATGAAGCGCGAAGATGCCACGTACACACTCAAGCAAGCTGAAGCACTGACGTTCGCAGAAGTGACGGAACTTCTTGGCAAGGCTTCGGCAAAAAAATAAATAAGGAGAGGTTGCAAGACATGGCTAGTTTCGTTGTCGCGTTCAACTTCTCACCCAAGGATTATTACGAGATGACACTCGCCGAACGTGAAGCAATTATCAAGCAACACACTCGAGCAAATCGTAAACGATAAGAACTCCCCGGGCAGGTTTCCTCCCGCCTGTCCGGGGTCATAAGGATTGAAACATGGCTAATGGATCGCAGACAGTAAGCGCAGTTATTACCGCTGACGCTAAACCGTTCAAACGTGCAGTCCAAGACGCCGGAGGAGCGTTCGACAGTTTCGGGAAAGCCGCGCAGGGATTCGGTATTATCGCTGCCGCCGCGTTCGCTGCCGCTAGTGCCGCCGCTATTGCGTTTCTCACAGACTCCGTAAAGGCTGCCGCTGAAGCTGAAGCAGTAGCCAGGGGCCTTGAGAACGCCGCCGAGAATGCGGGTGTGTTTGCGTCACAGGCCGGAGGAATTGCGGGCGCAACTGAAGCACTCAAGAAGTACACTCAGCAACTTGGCATAACTATTGGCAAGGACGACGAGAAGCTTCAAGAGATTGTTACCGGGTGGTTGGCAGTCCCAGACCTTGCAAGCCTTGGTGTTGAAGGCCTCGAGAACCTCCTGAAGGTTGCGGCTGACGTAGCAGCGGGCACAGGGAAAGACTTGGACTCGGTTGCCAGTTCGTTTACGAAGGTCGCGGGGGACGGTGAGACGGCCCTGTCAAAACTGTTGCGTCAAGGGATCGTGTTCACTGACGAACAGAAGAAGGTTTACGAGTCTCTCATTGAGAGCAACGACGAACTCGGGGCGCAAGCGTTCCTTATCGAAACTCTTGGCGACAAGTACGAGGGCGCAGCTGAAGCCGTAGCAAACCCGTTCGACCAACTTGCGGAAATCTTCAAGAACTTTCAGGAGACCGTCGGGGCGCAACTTCTCCCAGTGCTCGAAGACCTAGTCCCACAGATTCAGGCGTTCTTCGACGAACTTGCAAGCGACCCAGAGTTTATAAAGTTCCTTGAAGACATGGTGGACGAGTTTGTGAAAATGGCTCCGGAACTCAAAGACCTTGTACCGAAAATGCTAGACCTGGCTAAAGTTGCAATTCCCGCGATGATTACCCTCCTGCCGAAGCTTGTCGATATTGTCACGCTGTTCAATGAGGCTCTCGGTGAGGGTGAGTTCTCTCTCGACGAGTTCAAGGGATTCCTCGAAGCGATCTACACGCCCCTAAGTATTCTTATCGGCATTTTGGGAATTGTTATTGAGGTCGTAAAGGAAGTTTGGGACAGACTTGCCAAAGCCGACATTCTTACAAAGATTATCAACCCGATTGCAAACGCTAGAGGGGCATTCGACGCCCTTGCCGATGCTATTCAACTTGTTATCGACGCATGGAATACGTTGTTCGGGACTCAGCAAAACAAGCCTATAAAGCCAATTGGTTCAGCTGATTCTATCGAACGTCAACTCACCCTGCCGCCACGATATGCCGATGATATGCGTCGCCCGATTTCTTACAACATCAGCGTAAACGCTATTGCACCAACAGCAGAAGTAGGTAGGGCAGTCGTTGACTCGTTACAGGCTTATCAACGTATCGGAGGGTCGCTCGTATGATCTCGGGAGATTACACACGGGAACGCATCGAAATAAGTATCGGTGCTACAGCTTTAGAACCTGAAACAGTTACGTTCGAGATTCGACGCGGCGGTCAAGAGTTCGGGCCCTATCGTGGTGGCCCCGAGGTTGGTACTGCGACCATCAACCTTTACTACGCCCCAGGAGCCTATGTTCCCCTCGTAGACTTTGTTGTCGGTTCCCAAGTGCAGTTTTCTATGGTCAGCACTGGCGGAAGTTTTTACGACTACTTGTTTACGGGAAACTTGCAAGACTACTCAGTCGACTATGTTCTCGACGAAGCCACAAATACGTTCGGGCAAACTGTCACACTCTACGCATGCGACCTTGTTGGGTATATGCAACGTGTAAACATTCCTGGCATGGTTACGTCCCGGACAACGAAAAACGTTTCTTGGGAAACGCGCATGAACACCCTGTCCGCTTCTATCCCGCTCTCTGGCGGGTTTACGCTGCCAACATCACCCGAGTCTCACATCTTCCGCCTAGTCGACAACAATTTAAACGCACCCCTTACGGATCACCTCAACTTGGCATGCAACAGTGTCGGGGCAACTTGGATAGTAAACACGGAAAACAAAGTTATCCCGTACAAAAAAGGTACGTACGGAGAAACAGGCATACTGTTCACAGATGAGCCCGGATATTGGAACAGCTCAAACAAGCCACTTGACTACATCTTCCCGATTTATTACAACATCGAATATCAGCGCGTAGACGCAGGTTCAGACACGGGCAACCTTGTCAACACAATCGACCTCACAAACATTATCCCGCGCAACATGCAAACCCGGGCAACAACTGGGGCCCTTCTTTACAAAGACCCGGCAACGGTTCCGGGGCCACGACTGCCAGTCCTCGAACAGGTTTGGAGGGCACAAGACGCAACAAGTGTTAGCACGTATGGGGCGCGCACAAGAGAGCTTCTCACAAACGTTTACCCGTACCGGACAACCGACGCCGAGGCTTATTACGTCGATTGGAATACGTGCATTGACCCCGGGTGCGAATACCAAAACGTTCGACTGACAGACACAAGCAACATTCGTTGCGATCTAACATTCTCAACGACCACGCCTTACGCCGGAACCCATTCGGGAGCTGTCACGCAAACTGTTGTGGATACTTCTGTCGGTTTCTATATCGGCCCGACGGAGGGTTATGCGTTCAAAGTGCGACCAACTGTTGCGACCAACTTCTACCGTATGCGCGTCCGGGCAACTAACTCGAATACGCTCATAACTCCGCAGGTTGAGTGGTTGGACTCTAACGGTGCTTCTTTGGCTATTCAAAACTCCGCGTTCACCAACTTGACTAACGGCGTTTGGACTCAAATTGTTTGCACGTTTGTACCTGGCACAATTCCCGCCCGAGCTGTTGCGTTTCGCCCGCGCGTTGTCTTCGGCTCAATCAGTGGTGCAACTTTCCCAGTAGGAACAATTTTTCGTGTAGACGCAATCAGCGTAAACCAAGGCTTCGACGCCGCCGCCGAGTTCAGCGGAGATACTCCGGACACAAGCACAATTCTTTACGCCTGGGAGGGCGACCCCGGAGAGTCGTTCTCGTATCGTACAAACAACATTCTCGACGACCTCGGGGCCGAAGTTCTTGAGTATTGGAAAGAACAGAAAAACAAGATTAGGTCACTAACTTTCAACGCCCGACAAGACTGGGAGACAGTGCAAGGGCTTGAACCCGGGGCCCGCGTCGACATTCGTTTCCAAGGCGCAAACTACACCGCATGGATTAGCAGCATTCGATACCGCGCAAACAACGAAGATTGCATGATCACGCTTAACCTTTCAAACCGCCCCACCTCATGGATATAAGGAAAAAACAATGAACACTCTGAAAAACATCTTCACTGAAAACGTCCGCGCATGGATTTACCGCATCGCACTTAGCGCAGGGTCTCTTGCAGCCGTGTACGGCCTTCTGACGGACGAACAAACCGTAGCCCTGCTAGGACTCGTTTCCGCAATCCTGAACGTTCTCCCGACGTTGAACACGTCCACCAAGAAACATGACGCCTGACCCTTCGACGGCGCGCATAACAGTTAGAGAGGTTTACGACGCCGTTATGTCTCTCCGCAACGAACTACAACACACCCCGCGCATGGTTGACGATCACGAGCAAAGACTCCGTGACCTCGAAAAGCGTGTATGGAGTGCCGCCGGAATTGCCACAGTTGCCGGTGTAATTATCAGTCAAATCATCGGAATGCTAGGAGCATAATGAAACACCCAGTCGACCCAAATACTTACGACGCTTCAGACCCATTCGGCAGCATGGCCGGAGGTAGGAAATACCCTCACACAGGCTCAGATTACGGCGTAGCGTACGCCGAAGTTTACGCACCCTGCGACGGTGTTGTGTATCACACGGGTTGGTCTGACGGGAACGGGAACTACGTCACCATGTACCTGAACGGGCACGACTGGGACGGTGTAGCCGGTGGTGCGTACATGGCGTTTATTCACTTGTCGAGCATCAACGTCGGTTCAGGTTGGGCCGTAAAGCAAGGGCAGAAAATCGGGGTTTCGGGGAACTCGGGCACGAACTCGCGCGGGCCACACTTGCACATCACCCTGTCGAATAGCGACCTCGCACATCTCGGAATCGGGGACAAGGTTGACCCTTACGCCTACATCGCTGCACGCCCAAACACACAAGCCCCAACCCCGTCGGCAGTTGTTCCGCAGAAGCTCACAGATCGGGAGAAGCTTGTCTTGCAGCGTAAAGCAATCGAGAAGCAAATCCGCGACCTGCGTAAGAACAAGAAACCCGTACCCCTGCGACTGCACCGAGAACTCAAGAAGATTATGGACAAGATTCGAGGTAAGAAGTGACTTTCCCCGCAACTTCCCCAGTGGTGCAGATTTACGCCGGGGATACGTATACGCAGCGTTACATATTCAAAGACTCAGCCGGTGACCCTATCGACCTTGTTGCCGAGGGGTGGGACGAATGGAAGGCACAGTACCGGGCGACACGGCCCGCAGTTGACTTCTACGATTTCACAGTCGACGATACGGACGCTGACGAAGGCGTAATCGTTGTGTCCATGTCAAAGGAAACGACCGAGAAGCTCACACATAACGGGGTATGGGATCTACAGGCCTCGAAGGGTGCAGAGCTGAAAACGTGGGTCACTTCGGACGTGCAAGTAGAAATGGACGTGACTCGTGTCTGATATCACTATCGAAGTTCCTACGGAGCTTACGTACGTTATTGACGTGCCTCGAGGGGAACAAGGCCCACAGGGTGCTACAGGTCCTACAGGCCCCGCATTTACGCCTACAGAGGTTTCCTACACTGTTAGCGGCGGGACGTCCGGGACTCAACCAACTTTCACAGGCTCACCTATGTTCTACGGTAGC